GCCGTCATCGAGCGCAGCCCCACTGCGCTGTTGGCGCCGGTGAGCACCAGGATCCCTCCGGGGAACTCCTTCGAGAGCAGCGTGTTGCCGCTGTCGCGTGCGCGGGAGGGGGCCACGCGCTCGCGGATCGCAGGCGTCTCCTCGACCAGTGGGTCGATGCGCTGGTCGGAGAAGCGCTTGGCCAGTTCGACGGTCGGCTGCACCGCCAGCATTGGCCCGGGCGCATGGTGGATCACGTAGCCGATCCATCCGTTGCCGCATTCGGTGCCGCCGACCTGCGCACCTTTCATGAGTACGATGCGCCGTGCCGGATGCGATGGCGAAAGCGCGTCCATGACCTCCTTCAGATAGGGCGTGCGCGCCGTGCGCCACGGACCTGGTTCAGCCGATCCACGGCTGCTCAGGATGCGATGGCGGTCAGCCCATTCAGAGACCAGCAGCGCCGGCTCCGGCGCCATGCCGTCGCGCCAGGACTGCAGGATCTCGGCGTCGCCATCGAAGCGCCCAAGCTCGTCGAGAAGACGCTCGCCACCCATCAGCCGACGCTCACCCGAACATCGTGCCGCTCGGCCAGGTGCTGGCGCAGGCGTGTGTCCATCATGGTCTGCAGCCTGTGCGCATCCACGCCGAGCTCCGCTGCCATCTCGGCGGCCACGCGTGCAGGCCAGGCGAGGATCGCATCGCGCTCCTCCCTGGCGAGGCGGTGCACCAGCAGCAGCGCGCGCGCCTTGTCCACGAGCTTGCCCTTGCGCTCATCGAGGCGCAGCCGACGCTCCTGCGCCTTCAGCACCTCGTTCGCCGTGCGCGCATCGTGGAAGGTGCTGCCAGCGGTGCGCGGCAGCGGATCCGGTGCCGCGGCCGGTGCCGGTGCAAGGGGAGCCTGAGCGGCAGGACGAGGCTGCGTCGGCACGACGAAGGCGGCGGTCTTGCGGGTCGGATCGCTGCTCTCGGCGAGCCGGGTGCGGACCTTCTCGACGTCCCAGGCGCCATCGGCCTCGGGCGCGATGCGGCCGACGCGCTGCGCCTTCTGTAACGCCGTGTGGGAGATGCCGAGGCGGCGCGCCACCTCGCGCTGCGAGGCCACGCGGCCCGGCTGCGCGGCAGCGATCATGATGTGATCCAAAGCCCCTGAAGAAAGCAACGATCGCAGCGCAGGAGATGCTTGGCTCAGCCCCCGCCGCAGCGCGAATGGTCCGTCACGCGCGGAGCACCGCGCAGCACCAGACGGAGACGACGATGACCGACCGCGAAGCCCGCGCCGCCCTGAACCAGCAGAAAAGCCTGGAGGCTTTCCTCGCCAGGAAGGCTGAGTTCGACGCCCTGCTCGCCGAGCTGCAGCAGATGAGCGCGGACCATTTCGGCGCGGACCCGGAGGCGGTGCTCTGGGGCGAGGCCGCCAACCTCGAGCACTGGAACAGCAGGCTGCGCCAAGTCACCGACGCCTACTTCAAGCGGGGCGAATTCGCCGCCTGACGCGGGCCCTTCCCGCACCGCCCCGACCGGTGGCCCCGGCGGGGCTCGGGCTCGTAGGAGCCCGATGGTCGGGCTTCGACGAAGGAGCCACGACGATGAAGCTTTCCGATACCCAGTTGGTGATTCTCTCCGCCGCCGCGAAGCATGAGGCGGGGCTGGCGCGCGCGCCCAAGGGCCTCCCGGCCGCGGCCCGTAACGCGGTGTTCCGCAGCCTGATCAAGAACACCCTGCTGACCGAGATCAACGCGCAGCCCGAGCACGTGGGGCTCGGCTGGCGCCAGGACGAGGACGGGACCTGGATCGTGGCGCGCATCACCGACGAGGGGCTGCGCGCCATCGGCATCGACCCGAACGAGGGCGACGCCGCGGCTGACACGGCGCCCACGGGCGCGGAGAAGCCGGCGCCGCAGCAGGACGACGCCCTGGCGCCTGAGGCCACCCAGGACGCACCCCAGGGCGACGACGACGCCGATCCCGAGGACGACCGGCCGAGGCACGAGCGGCTTGGGGTGGACCCGGCGCTGATCGACGGGCCAGACGACCAAAGCTACCAGCCGATCGAGCACGCGCTGGTCCGGGCCATCGGCACGATCACAGCGCACGCGGCTGACCAGCCGGCCTGGTCGCGCTTCTGCGCAGATCACGCGAACCTTGTCGCCGAGCTCCGCACGGTCGCGGCGCGCAAGCCCTCCCGCACCTCGCGGGAGCCTGGCGCGCAGCGCAAGCCGCGAGAGGGAACGAAGCAGGAGACGGTGCTCGCCCTCCTGCGCCGCGACGAGGGCGCGACCATCGCCCAGATCATCGAGGCCACCGGCTGGCAGAGCCACACCGTCCGCGGCTTCCTCGCCGGGCTGAAGCGAAAGGGCATCACTGGCGAGGTGCTGGAGCGCATCCGCCAGGTCGGGCCCAACAAGGAGGGCGCGAAGGGATCCTACTCGATCTACCGCACCCAGCGCTGAGCACTGACCGGGACGGAGTGTCAATTCGCTCCGTCCCGTATCAGACTTGCGGGGTCGAACGGAACGCGGCGCGGAGTCTTTCTAATCGTGAGAACGGTCCTCGGGATTGACGCAGCTTGGACGGTTACGGAACCGAGTGGGGTCGCACTTGCGAAGGAGAGCGATACCGGATGGGAGCTTGTGGCCGCTGAAGACTCATATCTGCATTTCGTGGCACGCGCTGCCGGCGCGGATGTTTCCGGGACTCGACCTACCGGCTCCATGCCGTCGATCGCGGATCTGATGCATGCTTGCATCACACTTACGGGACAGCGCCCCGACATTGTCGCGATCGACATGCCCATGGCACGGTCGCCAATCCTCCGACGGCGCTTCGCTGACAATGCAGTCTCTAAAGCCTACGGCGCCCGCAAGTGCGGCACGCACACACCGAACGCCGAGAGGCCAGGAAGCATCAGTGAATCTCTCACTTCCAGTTTCGCCGATGCAGGATATCCACTTGCAACGGAAACGATCGCTCCACCTTGCTTGATTGAGGTCTACCCGCATCCTGCCCTGGTCGAGCTGATGTCCGCCCCGGAGCGACTACCCTACAAGGTGGCCAAGATCAGCAAGTACTGGCCCACCATTTCTGGTGCCGAGAGGAAGGTACTCCTTCTCGCAAATTGGTCTTCCATCGTGCACCGCATTGATCGGCAGATTGCTGGTGCGGCTGAGCGTCTGCGCTTGCCCCTGGTCGACGCCCCAAAATGGGAGTTGAAGTCCGCCGAGGATTTGATCGACGCAGCGGTGTGCGTGTGGGTCGGCATCGCGGCTCTTAATGGACACGCGCAAAGCTTCGGCGACGACGACGCAGCGATCTGGATTCCGCGACCGCTGGCGTGAGACTACGCGGGTGCAATTTCGCCGAATGTGCGACCACTCGCTGCGAGCATCGCAGCGCTGCCCGTCAGCGTCTGCCACCGCTGCACAGCCACGTCGACATAAGCCGGATCGACGTCCATCGCGAGGCAGACGCGCCCGACGGTCTCGGCCGCGATGATGGCCGTGCCGCTGCCGCAGAACGGCTCGTAGATCGCATCGCCCGGCGCGCTGTTGTTCAGCATCGGCCGGCGCATGCATTCCACCGGCTTCTGCGTTCCGTGCACGGTGGCGGCGTCCTCGTCGCCGGCCGTGCTGATCGGCCAGAGCGTCGCCTGGTCGCGCGCGCCCTGCCAGTGACCCGTCGCACCCTTACGCACGGCGTAGAGGCAGGGCTCGTGCTGCCAGTGATAGTCACCGCGGCCGAGCACGAACCGGGACTTCGCCCAGACGATCTGGCTGCGCACCGCGAAGCCTGCCGCCTCGAGGCTCTCGATCACCGTCCGCGCATGCACGCCCGCGTGCCAGATGTAAGCCACATCGCCGGGGAATAGCGTCCAGGCGGCGCGCCAGTCGGCGCGGTCATCGTTCGCCACCTTGCCGGTGCGCATCGTCGCCGAGACGCCGGCCTCGTTGCGCCACTCGGGATTGTAGTTCACCCCATAGGGAGGGTCTGTGACCATCAGGTGCGGCGTCGTGCCCGCGAGCAGCCGCGCGACATCGGCGGCGCTGGTGGCGTCGCCGCAGAGCAGGCGGTGCGGCCCGAGCAACCAGAGATCGCCAGGGCGCGTGAGCGGCACCGCGGGTGGCTCGGGGGCCGGGGCGTCAGGATCGCCGCTAGGTGGCGCCGGCCCATCCGTCGCCGTCTCGGCCAGCAGCCGATCGAGCGTCGCATTGTCGAAGCCAACCAGGCCGAGATCGAACTCGTCTGTGCGCAGCGCGCGCAGCTCGGCGGCGAGCAGGCTCTCGTCCCAGGTCGAGGTCAGCGCTAGCTGGTTATCCGCGAGGCGGAAGGCGCGCGCCTGTGCTTCCGTCAGGTGCCCGAGCCGGATGGCTGGCACTTCCTCCAGCCCAAGCGCCTTCGCGGCCAGCACGCGACCGTGGCCGGCGATCAGCACGCCGGCATCATCGACCAGCACCGGCACGTTGAAGCCGAACTCGCCGATCGACGCGGCAAGCTGCGCCACCTGCTCGGGCGGATGCTGCCGGGCATTCGCCACGTAGGGCGCCAGCGACGCCACCGGCATCATCTCGAGCTGCAGGTCAGGCAGCATCGGCCATCTCCGTGCGCACCGCAGCGATGGCGTCGTAGTCCCGCCCGTCGCCGTCGAGCGTCACAGGCAGATCGGGGTGCAGCATGCGCCACCGTGCGATCGCGAGGTCGACATAGGCCGGCGCAAGCTCGATGGCGGCCACCCGGCGGCCGGTGCGCTGGCCTGCCAGGATCGTCGTGCCGGACCCGGAGAAGGGCTCGAACACCACATCGCTCTCGTCGGTGTAGGTCCGCATCAGGAACTCGGGGAGCGCCACGGGGAACACCGCCGGGTGCTCGGTCTCGATGCCACGTGCCTTGTGCCGCGTGATGCGGAGCACCGCATCGGGGATGCGCATGTCCTGCACGGGGAGGCCGATGTGTGTGTAGGCCTTCACCTCGCCATCGGCGGCGCGAAGGCCGCTGCCCTTGTTCGGCGTACCGGCCCATTTGCAGGGCACGATCTTGTTCGCCTGCCGCGCCTCGCGGTTGAAGTGGAAGACAAGCTCGAAAGCCGGGGCGAGGCGGCCGTTCCAGTCACCGGGAAGCCCCGGCCCCTGGTCCCAGGCATAGAGGCCGAAGCGCCGCCAGCCGCGGGCGCGCATCCAGTCGACCCACGCTGACCAGTAGGGCTGCCACTCGCTCTCGCGGTGGATCAGGCCGAGGTTCACCAGCACCTGCGCATCGGGACGCAGCGCCGCGCCGAGATGTGCGAACACGCCCTGCATCAGCGCATCCCAATCCGAGACGTCGCCGGTGGTGTAGTCGCGCTGGTTGCCGTACGGCGGGGATGTGAACAGCAGCGCCGCGCGGTCGTCGCCGATCATGCGGGCGACGGAAGCCGTATCGGTGCTGTCGCCGCAGAGGAGGCGATGGTCGCCAAGGCGCCAGAGATCACCCGTTCGGGTGATGACGCGCCGCGGCGGCTCGATTGATGCGTCGGCGGGATCATCCGCCGGCTCGGCGTTGGCATCAGGCTGGTTGCCAGCCGCGGGTTCAGGACCGCTGGCAACGGCGGATGCCGCCTCGTTGCCAGGGCTGGTTTCCAGCCCGGCGAGCAGGCGATCGAGTTCGTCCGCGCCGAAGCCGGTCAGTGCCAGATCGACGTCACCCATCTCCTGCAGCTTCGTGACCTCGGCGGCAAGCAGCGCTTCGTCCCAGCCCGCGTTCAGCGCGATCCTGTTGTCCGCCAGGCGGTAGGCTGCCTTCTGCGCTTCGCTCAGCCCGGCGCGGACAATGGTCGGGACGGTCTCGAGGCCCAGCGACTTCGCCGCCAGCAGCCGACCGTGGCCGGCGATCAGCTCGCCATGCTCGTCCACCAGCACCGGCGCGACGAAGCCGAACTCGAGGATGCTGGCTGCGATCTGCGCCACCTGCTCGGGCGCGTGCGTGCGCGCATTCCCGGCATAGGGCAGCAGCGAGGTGACCGCGCGCGCCTCGACGGTGCTCGCAGCCCAAGGGGCCTGGGGCATCGCAACCTGCTTCTGGTGAACGGGGAGGCGCAACGGCCGGCAACTTGGCCGTCTTGGCAACCTAGAGAACGGGGCTGACGCTAGCGAAGTCCGGCGCGTTCGCCCCCCGCATACGCCAGGGCCGGGAAGGAACCATGAGATCGACGCGAAGGCGTCCGCTTTCGCTTGCGGGGTGGCTCCTGAGCCACCGTGCCGTCGCCTCAAAGCCCAAGTCTCGACGGTGACGGGAGTCTATCGCTTGCGGTTCCGCGGCCGCAATCCGGTTTCTGCGCCCTCGCAACCGGTGGGTGGACAATGTATATACACCACTGCCAGACCCGTTCTCGGAGGCCGCAATGCCCGCACCACAGATCCGCTCGAAGCCTGCTCAACGCAAGGCGACGGCGAAGAAGACTTTCGCGAAGCCACCGAGCGTGAAGAAGAGCGCGACGGCTGTCGTGCGCAAGACGGCAGAAGGCGCGATCAACATCCGCGTGCGTTCCGACGAGCGGGCGCTGATCGATCAGGCCGCAGCGCTCGCGGGGAAGTCCCGCTCAGAGTTCATGCTCGAGGCGGCACGTGAGGCGGCGACCACGACGATCCTCGACCGCACGCTGTTCCGTATGGAGGCGGGTGCGTTCACCAGGTTCGTTGCGATGCTCGATGCGCCACCGCAGCCGAACGCCAAGCTGCGCAAGCTGATGAAGACCAAGGCGCCATGGGCGTAGCGCCCGGCGCGGGGCGGCTGAGCCCGCCTGAGCCGCTCACCGACGCGCACGACCTGTCGTTGTTCAGCTGCGGTGAGCCGCCGCTCGATGACTGGCTGCGGAAACGTGCGCGGGCCAACCAAGCATCGGGTGCCTCGCGCACCTTCGTGGTGGGCCGCGACGGGTTCGTGGTCGCGTACTACTGCCTCGCCGCGGGTGCGGTCGCAGCGGTCGCGAGCCCTGGCCGTATCCGCCGCAACATGCCCGATCCCATCCCGATGGCGGTGCTGGGGCGACTGGCGGTGGATCAGTCGCTGCACGGCCGGGGGCTCGGGCGGGCTCTTCTGCGCGATTCCGTGCTGCGGACGCTGCAGGCAGCCGAGGTGCTGGCCGTGCGCGGCATGCTCGTCCAGGCGCTGAACCCGAAGGCGCAGGCGTTCTATATCGCCTGCGGCTTCGTGCAGTCCCCGAGCGATCCGATGCTGCTGATGGCGACGCTTGCGGATCTTGAGGAGGCAGCGGGCTGAGGCATCACGCTGCTCGCTGCCGGGGCGTCAGCCCATAGTGCACCGCGAGCACGCCGAGGGCCGCGACCAGGATGCCCTGGGCATGGACGTGGTGCACATGCCGGCCCGACCAGCCCTGCCGCGTGGCCCATTCGCGCAGGGAGCACTCGAGGCCGAGCACATGCCAGAGGCAGCTGCCGCCAGGGCTGTCGCTGCCGCCGAACAGGGCGAGCGCATCGACGACGCGTGCGCGCGCACCGGCCTGGCGCTCCGTGAGCGGATCGCCGCCGCCGCGGGGCATGCGCAGCAGCTGGGTGGTGCGCATGGCGTCGAGCGCTGCCGTCCGGAAGTGCGTGCGGAAGATACAGCCCGCCTCGTGCATCTCGGTAGTGATTGTGCCGTTGCTCAGCATCTGGCCGAGCGTGTCGACGACGCGGCGATGCTGCACTGGCGTGCCGGTTTCGGGGTCCGCATCGCGGATTGGGTCGGAGACGCTGCCGTGCTGCAGCCGCCATTTCGTCGGCTTCGCCAGATCCTCGCGCGGCGTCGTCGTGCGCTTGGTCTTCCGCTTAGCGGCCATGGTGTGCTCCGTTGCGCGGCCCCCAGCGCCGCGTCGCTTCGTTGATGACGGCCTGGCGCAGCCAGGGATCGGTGATGTCGTGGATGGGGAGCGAGGCGACGCCATGCTCATGCCAGGCGCGACGTCGCAGCGCGTCCAACTCGCGGCTGGTGGTGGGGCTGCACGCGCTGCGGTCGAGGCAGGAGCGCGGCAGGCGGGGTGAGCCGGCGAGCGTCATGGCAGCACCTCCAGGCGACCCGCTTGAAGAGTAGTGAGGAGTAGGGGGTGTGTGAGGGAGCTAAGAGATTGAGAAATATACCAATTCAACTCTTCAACACTTTTCAACAAGGCTTCTCCCCGGACGTCCGCACGCGTGCGTCCATCCTTCCCCATCATCCCCCGCGTGAAGAGTTGAAAAGTAGAGGAACTCAATTTTTCAATGGGTTGCGAGGGCTCAGGCTGCATCATCGGTCTTCTCTTCAAGGTGGGGCATCGCGGTCAGCCACCCGGTCGCCGGGCCTTTCGTGTTCGGCACCTCGACCAGCGCGATCTGCTTGCTCTCCAGCAGCAGCGCGACCGCCTCGTCGCGCTCGCGCTTCGTCAGTGCCTGCGTTCGGCGTGCGAAGTCACTGCGGCTGATGCGGCCAGCGGCGCGGATGACTTCGAGCACCTTCTTCACGCGGCCCTCGGCCGGCGTATCGGCGACGCGGCGCTCGGCCTCCTGCTGCACCGTGCCGATGCAGTGCTCGACCAACCGCGAAGCCCAGGCGATGTCGCGCGCCTGCGTGATCGGCTGCGCTGGATCGCGGCTGATGGCAGCGATCATGGCGAGCTTGGCGGTGTTCTCGGCGTAGCGGCCGAACAGCGCGGTGGCGTAGCTGCCGCGATGCGCGCGCAGCCGGTCAGTGGCCTGCTGCCGCACCTCTGCCATGGCGGCGTCGGCTGCTGGCGCCAGGGGCACTGTGTAGGGCTGGATGGCCGCGGTGGCTTCCATGATCGCGGCGAGGTTGCCGCCGGGATCATGGCCAGCTGCGCCGGCGGCGATCGCCTTCAGCGCAGCAATGAGATCGGCAGGCGGATCCAGGGCCACGGGGTTGTCGTTGCGATCGGGATAATCCTGCTCGGTGAGGAAGACGAGGAAGCGGGCCATTGAGCCGTCTGCCAGCGCGCCGCCTTCCAGGGCATGCCAGAACGGACCTGGCACGGTGACGCCCCAGATGCAGGCGCAGGGCTGCTCGATGGTGACGCGCGGCCGTGCCTTCTGGTCTGCGTACTCGGCGCCGATGTAGGGCTCCGCGGCCGAGGTGTAGAGCTTGGTCAGTTCCGACCAGATGGCCGCCTTGTGGAAGGGGGCGCGTGGGGCCAGCACCAGCTTGAGGAACTGACCGAACTCGTCGAGCAGGAAGAGCCGCGCCGGATGGAGCTGTAGCGAGGTGAGCAGTCCGGCCGACGACGCCAGATCCTCGCCACCGAGATAGCGGTCGAGCCCGGCTGCATGCAGCGCACGCTTGGCGCAGCGGCGCGCGTGATCCTTGCCGCCACCGCTGTCAGCGATGCCGATGGCGTAGACGTTGCTGCGCAGGTCGGTCGGCGTGCGGTAGCGCCTCCCGGCGACAGCGCCCACCAGGGTGATGGCGGCGCCCAGCGCGAGGAAGGGCTGCGGGCTCACCGCGGTCCGGGTGGCATAGTCGACGAACATCCGCAGCACGCCGTCCACCTCGAGGAGCTCGGGCGGGACGCGATAGGGGCCCGGCGCTGGCGCTTGTGCCACCGTGCTCGTCTTCGCCAGCAGTGCGGCTGCCGGATGCGGCTGTGCCATCTGAGCAGCGATCGTGCCGTTGAGGATGATCCCAGGATCCGGCACCCAGCCGCGTGCTATGGCGAGCCCATAGATCTTTCCCGCACCGACGCTGTGTGGCCGGAAGCCGGCCCAGCGGCGCTCGGGGGTGTCGGTTCGGCCGGACTGGCCGGATTTGGGCGAGCGGCGCGACCAGTCGAGCCAGAGATCGCGCCCTTCCTCGCCGATGGCGGCCTTGATGGCCTGGCCGATGGTGACCCACTCGTCGCCGGGCAGATCGTCGTTCGGCAGCCATGCCAGCGCGGCCGCCACAGCCTCGCGCGTGCCCTTGGGGTCGCTCGGGCCATTCCAGGGGCCGCTGGTGGCGTTCTCGGTCTGCAGAGTACTCGGCCTCGCCTCCGCCGGGACGAGCGCACAGGCGGCTTCCAGGAAGGCGTGGCAGGCGGCTTCGTCGACGGCGGGGAGGCGATCCCGCGGCACGTCGAGCAGGCTCGCCTCCGGCCAGGCATAGGGCTGGCCTGTGTCGGGGTGGATGGCGTGCGCGACGAACTGCTGGCCGTGCGCGAGGAGCTCGATCGGGTGGCGCTTGCGCCCGGCGAAGGGGGTGTCGGCGCGATAGACGAGCAGCCGCTTCGGCGCGCGCCCGATGCGCCAGCACGGCGTCTCGCCGAGCATCCGAGCCGCGAGGTCGGCGATCTCGATAGCGAGTGCTGCGTCGGTGACGTCGATGTCGATGCCGACCACCGCACCGGTGGCGATGCCAACGCCGCAGCCGGGCCAGTGCTCCCAGACGTCCACCTCGAAGGGATTGGTCGGTCTGTCGCAATGCCTAGCCCAGCCGGGATAGGGATGCCACGCGCCGCCGCGGAACTGCCCTGGCACCTTGCTGCCCGGCATGATCGGGATCACCGGATAGTCGTTGTCCACGAGGCGGGCGCCAAGCTCGGCCATGAAGGTGGGATCGCTCATGGCAGCGCATGCCCCTGGTGCGCCGAGCCGGCGTGGCGTCCGTGCTCCAGCCGCCGCGCGAGCTCGTCCTGGTAGGCGGTGATGATCACCTCGAGCAGCGTCAGCCACTCGGCCTCGGTCAGCATCGCGAGGTCGGTCTTCCCGATGCTCTCAAGATATTCGCCGGCCATCGGACTGGCGGCAGCGATCGCAGCGGTCTCGTGCTCGTCGGCGTCAACCATGCCGCGCCTCCGCCAGAGGATGGTCATGCAGCGCATCGAGCAGGCCGGCAGCGGGAGCGAGGTCAGCACCAGCGGATCGAACCAGCCGAAGCCACGCGCGGTGCGAAGGCGGCATGCGCGGCATCTCACACGAACCTCGTGGCGGTGATCTCGGTGTACTGCCCCGTGGGGCGCACCTGAATCGCGATCGGCTGGCGCAGCGCGTCGCGGTGCTGCAGCGCCTCTTCCACCGTGAAAGGGACCGGACGCTCAGGTGCGCGACGCAGCCACCATCCGACCGCTTTCTGGCGCGGATAGCCGGTGTGCTCGAAGCAGACCCACTCGCTGTGCCGGGTGAGGCCGCACTCGTAGGTCACGCGCAGCGACGCCGGCTTGCCCGGCTTCTCGTGGCGGGCGTAGCTGACGCTGGTGACGTCGCACCAGGCAGCCTGGATCTGCGTCGAGAGCAGCGCGTTCGCCGCCGCCTGCGGCGCTACCTTTACCACCGGTGGTGGGAACTCATGATCGCACGCGATGCAGCGCCGGACGCTCGCGTGGTTGATGGTCTGGCACTCGGGGCAGACCTTGATCGGCGCCTCGCCGTCGCCGGCTGGTTCCTTCTTGCGTCCGTCGACCATGTCGATGGGGCCGTGCCGCGCGGTGTTGCCAGCGAAGTCCAGGACCAGGCAGTCGTCTTTGCCCTCGGCGAGGCGGGTGCCGCGACCGACCATCTGCACGTAGAGCCCGACGCTCTTGGTGGGGCGCAGCAGCGCGATCAAGTCGGTGCCCGGCGCGTCGAAGCCGGTGGTGAGCACGTTGGCGTTGGTGACGCAGCGCAGCCGCCCGGCCTTGAAGGCAGCCAAGATGCCGTCGCGCTCCGGCGCTGGCGTGTCGCCCGTGACCGTCTCGCAGGAGATGCCGTGCTCACGGATGGCGTCGCGCACGTGCCGCGCATGCGCGACGCCCGAGCAGAACACCAGCCATGAGCCGCGACCCTCGCCGTGCTGCACGATCTCGTCGACGGCCGCGCGCGTCACCTCGTCGCGGTCGACCGCCGCCTCGAGATCCTTGGCGATGAACTCCCCGCCGCGGCTGCCGACGCCTGCCACGTCGAGCTGCGTCTCCGTTTGCTTCGGCACCACGGGGCAGAGGTAGCCCTGCTGGATCATGTCGAGGACGGGCACTTCGTAGGCGATGTCGGTGAAGAGGCTGTCCTTGCCCTCGTGCAGCAACCCGCTATCGAGCCGGTAGGGCGTGGCGGTGAAGCCGACGACCTTCAGCAGTCCGGCATTGATCTCGTTCAGCTGCGCGAGGAAGGACCGGTACATGCCGCTGTCGCCGCGCCCGAGCAGATGCGCCTCGTCGATCAGCACGAGATCGCAACGCTGCACCTTGTACGCGTGACGGTGGATGGACTGAATGCCGGCGAACAGGATCTGCGCGTGGATGTCGCGGCGGGAGAGGCCGGCCGAGTAGATTCCGGCCGGCGCCTCGGGCCACGCGCGCAGAAGGGCCTGGAAGTCCTGTTGGATAAGTTCCCGCTGGTGCGTGAGGACGAGGACGCGGGTGTCGGCATAAGCCGCGATCGCCTCGTGGATGAAGCCGGCGATGCAGAGGCTCTTGCCGGTCCCGGTCGGAAGCACGACGAGGGGATTGCCGGTTTTGCTGCCGAAGTAGTCGTAGAGCGCGTCGATGGCCGCGCGCTGGTACGGGCGAAGCGAGAGGCTCATGCCGCCACCCCGTCGTGCCAGGTGCTGCCGTCAGGGAGCCGGTAGCTGACCCAATCCGCGCCGGCATCGATCTGCTGGGCGGCGATGAGGTCGGGGACGAAGAGATGCGCGCCGCAGCCGGACCGCTGCTGCTGCCTCTGGAGGAGCTGCTGGTGCCGCGCGCAGTGCCAGGCGCCATCCTGGACCGGCGTGGCGTGCAGGCAGGAGCGGCAATGCCGCTCCGGCACCGCGGCTGCGTGGCAGACGGCGTGGTGATCGCACAGACGGCATTGCCACCATGCCGGATCATCGCTGATGCGGGTGGGTGGGCGTGGGGTTGAGATGATCCGCGCTGCCTTGGCGAGGATCCTCTGCCCGGCCTCCGCGTCGTGGTGGAGGCGCTCCTGGTAGATCTCGTCGGTGTCCTTGCAGACGGCGAGGTATAAGGCACGCTCCAGCCCGGCGAGCCGCATGTAGGCCTGCATCTGCGCCCAGTGCAGCGGCTTCGAGCCGGCGACGCCCTCGGCCTTCAGCGCCGCGAAGGACTTCGAGTTGTGCGTCTTGAACTCGCAGACGTGCCAGGTCTTCGGCGCCTCGATCAGCCCGAGCGCCACCGCATCCATGCTGCCGCCGAAGTGGCCCGACGCATCGCGCAGCGTCCACTGTCGGCCCGTCGCAGGATCGACGTCGAGCACGGTGACGCCGATGCGCCGCAGGTCGGTGACGAACCGCGCCTCCGCGAGCTGGCCCGTCTCGAACAGCCGCAGCAGCCGCCCCGCATGGCGCGCCCGCGTCGCCCAGCGGAAGCTGAACCAGATCGCCCGCTCGCACGCGGCGCCGATCAGGGAGGCGCCGAGATGGTCGCGGTAGCCATCGTCCGCCGCTGCTTCGTAGGCGGCATAGATGGCGTCGACGGTCGGGCTGTTGGGGGCGGGCAGCACCGCCATGCTCACCCCGCGCGCCGCCAGGGAGGTGTGGCGGAGGCCGCAGGTGCCGGGCGTGCGGGAGCCGACGCCGCAGGCCGCGCAGCCGGAGGCGGGGCTGCTGCCGGCCGCGCTGCGACTGCACCACCGAGGGGCGCGTACCCCTTCACGCGGTTCTGCTTCCGCTGCTCCTGCGGCGGCAGGTGCTTGTCGCGGCTGTCGGGCTCGACCGCGAGCGTCACCTGCAACGGACGGAAGTGAAGCTGCTCGCTGTCGCTCACCTGCATCTGGCCGACCGCGTGGCAAATCGCCGAGAGCGTGCGCTGCGCGATCTCCACTGTCTGCTGGTTCGGGTTCACCAGGTTCAGCTGATCCCAGATCTTCCGACCCTGATTCGGGCCCTCGATCACGTCGAGCTCGAGCCAGAGATACTGTCCCGTGCCGGTGCGCGTCGCGCGCATCTCGCTGTTGACGATCTGCGCGGGGTAGCGCCCGGGCGGCAGCAGCTCGATCGGGGCGGCGGGGGCGACGCCGGTCGCGTCGAAGGTGTCGTGCAGCTGGGCCATGGATCAGCTCCCTGGGGTCTGGGTGGCGTTGGCGTAGAAGGGGACGGCGGCGGCAAAGTCGGGCCAGGAGAGCGGCAGCGTCTCCGGCAGGCCGAAGCGGTTCTTTGCGAGGTAGGCCGGGCGCTCGACCGTATGCAGCAGCCGGTCGCCGCCGCTGACGCCGCGCACCACCTTCTTCCCGAAGCCGGCGTCTGCCTTCAGCGTGGTGATGCGGTAGTTCGCGAACAGCACGGCATCGACGTGCTCCTGCACGAGCGCCGAGGCGCGCGCGTGAAGCTTCGGCTGGTAACGGTCGTAGGGCTCCGTCTCGGGACTGTCGAAGCGCTTGATCTCGGCATGTGCGAGCAGGATCACGGCCATGCCGCGCTCGTCGCGCAGCGCAGTCAGGCCATCGAGCACGCTGCGCCAGGGATCGAGTGCGGCGAGGTAGCCCTTGCCGTAGCCGAAGGCCTCGATGTTCGGCTGGTTGTGCAGCGCCGCCGTGTGCTGCCAGATCAGCGGCTCCAGCCAATCGAGACTGTCGACCACGACGGTCTGGAAGTCATGCGGCTCGGTGTAGAGGGAGGCGAGCGCTTCCATCACCGCGTCGAAGCTGCGCAGCACGCCAAAGGTCGGTGCGTCGATCAGCCCCAACCCATCCTCGGTCTGGATGACGACGGGGGACGGCGCAGAGGTTGCGAAGAGCGTCTTGCCGATGCCGGCGACGCCGTAGACCAGCAGCCGCGGCGGGGTGAGGCTGGTGCTGCTGCGCAGCGAGGCGAGTGAGATCCCCATCAGTGCGTCTCCTTCGCAGCGCGCGGCTTCGCCTTGATGACGTCGACGCTGATCTCCCCGCCAGCGCGCGCCACCGCCTCGGCGAAGACGTCGAGCGTCGGCTCGAAGGCGGCGACGTCCTTGGCGCGGGCGATCGCATCGCCCTGCAAGGGGATGGCGACCTGGATCCTGAGTTCGTGCGCCATCAGGCGGGGTCCTTCTGCTGGAGGGTGTAGGAGGGGCGGCCGGCCGCGACGGTGCGGGCAGGCTCAAACAGGGCGCGGATGCGTGGCGGCCAGGCAGCGAAGCGGCTCTCGGGCACGCGCAGCTCGGTCGCGACGTAGTCGTTCGGGTCCTCGCCCCAGCTGCGCAGCGTGGCGACGGCCTCGGCGAGCTTCGTCTGGTGCCAGTCCACCTTCTTCGGCAGATCGGCGAGGATCTCGAACCCGTCCTGCTCGAGGCGGACACGGCCGGTGTCCTTGCCGTCGGTGCGTCGTGCGGTTGCAGCCGCCTCGCCGAAGCGCACATGCAGCGCGTCGCCCAGCAGATCGCCGAGGCGCTTCGCATCGGCCTTCAGTGCCGCGACGTCGTCCGCGAGCATCGCCAGGTGATCGAGCGGCAGCTGCGCCGCATCGCTCGGCGTCATCGCGCGCAGCTGCGCGAGCGTGGTGCGGTTCGGGATGCTCATGGGGCGACCTCCAGGAGTCCGGCAGCGAGCAGCAGAACCAGCCACCCCGCGACGACCAGGGCGCCCGTGACCAGGAGACGGCATGCTTCGCGAAGTCTGTCGGGCATCACGCGGCACTCCGTGCGACGGCATCGTTAGCGGGCAGCGGACCATCCTCGATCGCGCTGCGGCGATCGCTCCGCGTGCTATCGGCATCCGGATCGACGCGCGCGCTGCGTCCTGCGATCTCCAGCCACACATGCAGCGGCAATACGACGAAGGGGGCTGCGCGATCGCGCCACAGGAACAGCGCATCGTTCACGCCGAGCCAGCGTTCGAGCGTCTTGAAGCCGCTGCCTTCGCCGCGCGCCTTCACCTCGGCCTTGATCGGCACCGCGCCGCGCACATGCAGGTCGAGATCGGCGCCGTTGCCCTGGTAGTGCGATGCCCCTGACAGCGGCACGCGCTCGGCGCGGATGCCACAGGCGGTGTGGAGCTGCACCAGCGCACGCTCGCGCCGCAGCCCCTTGTCGCGGGAGGACTTGCCCATTGCCGGCCTCACCGCTGCCGGACGATCAGGACAGCGAGGCAGAGCAGCGGTTCGCCTGGCTGCGCGTCGGCGGCAGGCTCGTCCGCGAAGGGGATCTCGCCCTGGCCGGGCACACGATCAGCGAGGTCCGCCATGAGGCCGCGCAGCGCCAGCTGACGCAGGAGGGGTGGGAGGTCACCGCGCGTCTTGAGCTGATCGAGGGCGTGCAGGATCTCATCCAGCATCACGTCTGGGTCCTTTCGGATCGAGGGGAGGAGAAGCGTGGAGGAGGGCGCTGCTAGGCAGCGCGCCGCCTTGCGGTGCGCCGCGGTCGGATGACCGCGACATAGGCGACGCTTTCCGGTGTGACCCGGCGCTGCACGAGATGCACCAGGCCTTCGTCGTGCATCCGGGATGCGCGGCTTGCGAGGCGATCGAGATCGACGCGCTGCGCTGTAGGCAGCGTGGAAGTGGCGAGGTCGCGATCGGCGGCGAGGTGGCCGATGTGATAGACGAGCGTGTCGCCGGGGGAGGCGTCGGCGAAGCGATCGCACAACTCGTTCTCGTTCAGCACGAGTGCAGCAAGGTCGGCCGTGCTCAGCTGGATCTCGTTAGGCTTGGTATCGGAGGAGGTGAGGCGCATCGTCGTGGTCTCCCTGCGACGCGTGGTGGCTCACTGGGTCATTTACGGATCAGCGCGGAAAAATTCTCAGGCGCTCCGCGATGGCCGTTTCGATCGCACAACGCAGGCCGTGCGCGGCCGGTGTGCGCCAAACGCGCGCAGCCAGAAGCGAAGGTCCTGCAGGTCGCGATAGAAGCTCGCTGCTGACGCCGCATGCGCCTCGCGCGCATCCACCACGTCGCCGTGCGCCAGGATCTCGCACAGCAGCGCGTGCGGTCCGTCCGGCAGGTCAGCTGCCGCGCCCAGGAGAGTGAGCCGCGCGTCCCGATCCGTCTCGTCGGCGCACAAGCTGCGTCGCGCGTCGCGGCCATCGTCCGCGTCGAGACTCACATGCGGCGGGGTGCTCGGCTGCCGCGCCCGGTCGATGATGGCGCGGCGCGCCAGCACCGCGACGAACGTCGCCCACGAGCCCCGCGTGGCATCGAAACGTGGGGTCGCCTCGACGAGGGCGAGAAGGATGTCCTGGACGAGATCGTCGCGATCCGCCCGCGACAGACGACGCTGCCGGGCGAAGCGGCCGGCCAAAGCGCGGGCGCTGTCGAGCGCCACGCGCAGCTGACTTTGATCCCACGCGAGCGCCTGCTCGATGCGGGAACCCTGTTTTTCGATCACCATCTGAGACCTCCGGCTTGATCGGCTGCGATGCGCTGAGATCAGCGCGGGGCCGGGAGGTGCGGCTAGGGCGGAAGGGTGCGGAAAGGTGCGCTGAAAGCCTCTCGGGATTTCCGCACCCCCAGGTATATCAACGATGTGCAGGGATTTAGCGCGCGCTGGCAGGGGGTGGGGTGTCGAAATCCGGGATCATCGCACCCCCACTGGGCGCAGGCTCTGGACATCATCCCGCCTGAGAACATAGAGTGAACATGCTGTTTCCTGATCATCTCCAAACCGAGGGACTTTTGTCCTTGCCGATCGCGATCGCCTACCGCCCGGAAGCGGCGCTGCACCCGCATGTCGAGGCTGCGGCCATGACCATCCGCGCCGTCGCCGCACAGGTGCGGCGCCAGGTGCCGCGCGACCCTGACAGCCTGGCACTGAACCTGCCGGCGCTGATCGAGGCGTGCAGGCGCGTCGAGGTGAACGGGCGTCGGCTCTCCGTCTCGTGGGAGCTCGGCCGCGCCCTGGTGGACGAGGACGGCAACACCGTCCTCGGTCTCTGCGACATCGACGCCGATGAGCCGGGCTGGGCCTACATCGCCGTCAACGGGCCGATGACCGCGCATCGACCCGACCTCGCGCTGAGCACGGCAGCACACGAGCTGGCGCATCTCCTGTTCGACGTGCCCGCCGCGCTCGCGCGCGGCGAGCAGCGCTACCACGCGGTCGCGAGCTCACCGCGCGCGCTTCACTGCCTCGGCCGTGGCGCCGAGGCGCGGGCCAACGAGTTCATGGGATCGCTGCTGGTGCCCGCTGTCCCGCTGCACACGCGGCTGCTGGCGCATGCGCGCAGCGAGCGGCTGCGCCTCTGCCGCGCGCCGCATCAGGGCAGGCCCGGCAGCCCGATCATCGCTGGCGGTAATTGCCCCGACGCCGTTGCGGGCGTGCTCGCCGCGCTCGCCGTCGAGTTCGGGGTTTCAGAGAGGTTCATTGCCGTACGCCTCGCGCGCTACGGCCTGGTGGAAGGAGGGGTGTGATGGCATTCGGGGATGTGGTGCGGGCCCGACGCACCGAGCTTGGGATCGGGCTGAACGATCTCGCCGAGCGGCTCGGGATCTCCCCCGGCTACTGGTCGCGGATCGAGCGCAATCTCGACAAGCCACCGAGCGATGACGTGGTCCAGCGTGCCGCGGCGGTGCTCGGCATCCCGCTCGATGCGCTGTTCGTCGAGGCGCAGCGCCTGCCACCAGACATGCGCAACGACATGGGCCGCGTCGTGCTGGCCTACCGCCGCATGCGCACGCTTCGCGCCGGCTGATGGAGGATGCGTTGGGGAAAGCGATGAAGAAGAAGGTCTTCTATCACATCGACGAAGTGTGCGAGCGGCTCGGGCTGTCGCTCTTGGACATGACCATTCTCGTCTCGGAAGGAAAAATCACGCTCTGCACCGCGGTGCCTGGCCTGCCGGTTGAGCACGGCCACTACGAGATCGTCCCGGATAGCGGTTCCCACTGCGTTCCGGGCGCGCAGGATTACGTTCGCGGTCTGGTGGATCTTCGTCCCGAGGACGCCTGGTATGTGCTTCGTGTCGGAACGCAGACGATCTTCTGGCTTGCTGCGGAAGAGGGCTGCTACCGACGGATCATCAACCGTGGCGAGGAGGATCGTGGATTGGAAGTCACCAGGGCGGATGTCGGGGTGCGTCATGAAGAACTGAGGCGCTACGCGCTGTTGGAGGAGTCGTTGGACGAGATCACGCCTCTCGCGAAGGGCGGCGTGCGCGGTTCTCTGCCACACTACGATTGGGAGGCCGCGCGCCTCGAGGCCTTTGCGCGGATCTACTTCGAGGGCGTGCCGGAATCTTTCGGTGCCCTCATCCGGCACGTGCAGGCGTGGTTCGCCAAGAAGGGGGGCAAGGTGCCCGATGAGAGCACGATGAAGCGGCGCCTCCGCGACATCTGGGACAGGTTCGGTCCGGAGGGAGCGCAGAAGGCAGCGTAGCGTCGCCACACGATGCATGAGAACGCGAGGGGGCTGGATCCGTACATGACAAGCAGGACAGCGCGTGAGGGATCACGATGGGCCTGCCGATCACGAACGACCACCTCCCGCCCGATCTCCGCGAGCTCTGCGAGATCCTCGCGCGCGGCATCGTGCGGCTGCGCAGCCGCGCTGCTGCGGAGAACGCGCGCGCAGCCGGCCGGAAGAGAGAGGTTCGCCTACACTCCGTCCCCGCCCAGCGCCGTCATGCGAACCCCAGAACGAGGGAGACCGCATGACCCGCACCAAGACCAAGCCGGTGGCAGCACCCGCCGCCACCATCTCCACCATCCCGAAGCCGGACGTGCCGGCGCGGCTGGCGGCGCTGCCAGGCATGGCGATCGGCGACCTGAAGGCCGAGTGGCGACGCCTCTTCGCCACTGAGCCGCCGCCCTATAACCGCTGCTTCCTGGAGCGCCGGATCGCCTACCGGATCCAGGAGCTGGCGTATGGCGGGCTGAAGCGCGAGACGCTGGAACGCCTCGAGGCGCTGGGCGAGCGCATCGACGGGAAGAAGGCAACGCTGCGCCGCGTCCGTCGTCATCAGCGCCCCGTCGCCGGCACGCGACTGATCCGTGAGTACCAGGGCGTCCCGCACACGGTCACCGTCACGCGCGACGGCTACGAATTCGAGGGCCGGCCCTACCAGTCGCTGTCGGCGATCGCGCGTGCCATCACCGGCACACGCTGGAACGGCTGGGCGTTCTTCGGCCTGCGGAAGCCAGGCCCATGAGCCGCCGCGACACCGCTACGCCGGCGAAACTGCGGAAGCTCCGCTGCGCCGTCTACACCCGCAAGAGCACCGACGAGGGGTTGGAGAAGGAATTCAACTCGCTCGATGCACAGCGCGAGGCCTGCGAGGCCTACATCGCCTCGCAGCGGTCGGAAGGCTGGGTGCTCGTGCAGGACCGCTACGACGACGGCGGCGTCTCCGGCGGCACGCTCGAGCGCCCCGCGCTGAAGCGCCTTCTCGCCGACATCGAGGGCGGGCTGGTCGACGTCGTGGTCGTCTATAAGATCGACCGGCTCAGCCGCTCCCTGATGGACTTCGCCAAGCTCGTGCAGACCTTCGACGCGCACGAGGTGACGTTCGTCTCGGTGACGCAGTCGTTCAACACGACGACCAGCATGGGGCGGCTGACGTTGAACATCTTGCTCTCGTTCGCGCAGTTCGAGCGGGAGGTGATCGGCGAGCGCGTCCGCGACAAGATCGCTGCATCGCGCGCGCGGGGGATGTGGATGGGCGGCCCGGTGCCGCTTGGCTACCGGGTCGAGAACCGCAAGCTGCTGGTGGACGAGCCAGCCGCGGCCACTGTGCGGCGCGTGTTCGAGGGCTTCGCCGAGATCGGCTCCGGCAAGCGGCTTCTGCCGATCCTGCGGGAGGAGGGGCTGCTGACGAAGACCGGCCGTCCCTTCGACAAGGGCGCGCTGTACAAGCTGCTGGGCAACCGCGTGTATCTCGGTGAGGCGGTGCACAAAGGGCGCTCGTACCCAGGCGAGCACCAGGCGATCGTCCCCCGCGCGCTGTGGGATCGGGTGCACGCGATCCTGACCCAGAGCCCGCGCACGCGCGGCCAGCAGTCACGCAACCAGAACCCAGCGCTGCTGCGCGGTCTGCTGTTCGGGCCGGATGGCCGGGCGATGTCGCCGAGCCATACGCGGAAGAAGGGGAAGCTCTACCGCTACTACGTGAGCCAGACCGTGCTGCAGGGCGGGGCCAACGACGCGGCGCACATGCGCCTGCCAGCAGGCGAGATCGAGGGGATCGTGATGGCGCAGGTGCGCACGATCCTCCGTGAGCCGGAGATCGTCGTCGGCACCTGGCGCGCGGCGCGGGAGGAGGTGCCGGATCTGACCGAGGACGATGTGCGCGACGCTCTCACGCGGCTTGATCCGCTGTGGGCCGAGCTGTTCCCCGGTGAGCAGGAGCGCATTGTGCGGTTGCTCGTCGAGCGCGTCGACATCACTGATGCTGGTGCGCAGATCAGGCTGAACCTGGAAGGCCTCGTCGGCCTCGCGCGCGACATGGGCGTGAAGCGGGAGGCGCTGGCGGCATGACGAGCGTGACGGTGGTGGTGCCGATGACCGTTCGCCGCCGCGGCGGGCGGAAGAAGATCATCGGGCCGGATGGGGTGCCGCTGCAGGTGGGCGGCGATGGGATGGAGGAAACGCGCGGCGACCCGGTGTTGGTCAAGGCGCTGGCGCGCGCCTTCCGCTGGTGGCGACTGCTGGAGGAGGGGCGTTACAGCTCGATTCGCGAACTCGCCAAGGCTGAAGACGTCGATCGCAACTACGTCGGCCGGCTGCTCAACCTGACGCTGCTGGCGCCGGAGGTCGTGGAGGCGGTGCTGGATGGGCGAAGTAGCCAGGCCCTTGGTCTGAATGATCTCCTCGAACTCAGTGAGGTGGCCTGGGGCGTACAGCGCATGGGCCTTCCCCGGGCCTATCCGGCCCCTGGCGCCGTTTCCCTCCCGCCCGGATGACATCACGCGGGTGTCGAGGCACCATAGCTCCACATTTGGCCTTTCCTGATCGGGACGGAGAGGCCGCAGGAGTTCATCGGCCTCATGTCGTCCCCTCCAGCTCCAATAGCCGCAGCAGTTTCTAGGTCGCTCGCCTCAGCCCTTCGTCAGATTGTAGCAACTAATCTCCGCGCCCAGTGTGGGGTGCGCCGCAGCTGCGAGCAACGGCGCGACCAAAGGGTAGCGCACATCGAGGCCTTCAACGCGTCCTTGTCATTCACGTCCCATGGCTCAAATCGGTGGCGGCCTACATCGTCAAGGCGATTTTGATTTTCCCATAGTCGATGAAACCGCACAGCTAACGATAACGCCAACCGTCTCTCGGATTTCGCAGCGGGATGTTTCGCAATGCTTGGCTTGATATCTTCCTCCCGGCAGAGGGAGGCGAATCGTGTTGCCAGCGTGGGGTCCGATTACAGAACAGCAACCGTTGGAACGGCTCATCGAGGCGCTGCGGCCTCTTTGTGGCACGCCCGTGCATTACCTCCGCTTGCCAGCGGATATGGCGATGCAGATTGAGCCGTCACAGGTCGGAACCATAGTAGGCACGCTCACCGACCTGATGCTGCCTCGGATCGCACTTGAACTCGGCATCGGCTTGACGAAAGCGGCTGGTCTGCTGGGAGAGCGCGAAGGCTATCCGGACTTCGAACATGCAGCCGGTTATCGGATAGAGCTTAAGGGTGTCTTCACGGACAACCCTGCGGTCAAATTGAAGAAGCCTCCGACGCCTCGTGAGCCTTCGGCGAGGCTCACGCAGAAGGTTACGGTGAAGAACGTCATTCCTGATCGAGATGCACTGTTGCTCCTGGTCTATCAACTGGCACCATTACCAGAAGACGCGACGCTGCTCTCTCCCACGATCAAGTCCATCGGCGTCTTCCCGGTGATTGAGTGCATCCGTGCTCGCGACCACCGCATGGCGGAAGCAGGCGGCAGATGGTTCGGCAAATTCGAAACGCCGACGATCCTAAGCCGTACCGGCAAGAAGATCGTGAACGCCGGAGGTGTACTGAACATCGAGCGCTACGGTCGCAAAGAGAGCGAGGGCTGGCACTTCAACGAAGATACGAACTTTGGAAAGATGAAGCGCATCCCCTACCAGCCCTTGCAGGAGTTCTTACGTGACAGCGGTTGTGCGTTTGCTGCGAAGGGCTCGTACCCCCGACCCTGGGCCATGTCGAAGGAGGACCAAAAGCTCGCGTTGGCATTGGAGGTGCCGGGCGAGGACGCTGCTAAGTGAAGCTGAGAATTTCGGATCGATGTACCGGTCCTCGACAGGAGCGCTTAGCAACAGGTCGACGTTGATGCGGGGGTGGTGCCCACCTGTCGCTGCATCTGACATCATGCTCTGAATTGGCTCGCTGAGGAGCCAAGCCACGAGCCCGGCTGCGTTGCCGCCATCCTTCCGCCTGAGGACGAAGAACTCCGTCGAGCAGTAGAATTGCCTTTGCTCGAGGAGCTCCGACGCGCCGGGCGGGATCATCGCGACCTGCCTTAGGTATGGACGCAGACGCGACACGATAACGTCGCCTTCTAATGCGGTCTTCTTTGCGCTGACGCGGCCGGTGCCTGGATTGCCAAGCACCGGCAAATCGAGAAGCCCATCACGAGCATTGTTCGTGTCCAACACGAAGCGAGCGCCTGCCGGCGGGGTCGTGACTTGGCCAACCGGCTGCACAATGTCCCGTAGCGGTGTCGCGCCCGCGAGGCGGCTCGCCGTCTCAGATGATAGCCATTGCTCCGGGGACAGGTTGTAGTCGGCGCCGGTATCGCGGAACTGACGGCTTATACAGCGCATAGAGCTCTCCGAATAACTGGGGCCGCTTCGTCCAGATCGTGGTCGAGTGCCTCGTAGGGGGCCGCATTCGGGTCGCCGCCCGGCCGATAAACGAAGGATCCGTTCGACGTTTTCCCCGGCTTGTCGGAGCGGAAGAAAAGGACTTCGGAGCTATACGCGTCCATCGAAGGCGGCTGCTTCACGGCGAAGATCACAGCCGCCTTCTGCCCTGTGTAAGGCAGGAACGTGTAACGATGGAGGCTAACGACGCTCTTGATGAGCGCATGCCGACCCAGCCACAGCCTAAGGTCTCGGAAGGCGCGACCCGAGACCTTATTGTCGGGGAGCACGATTGCGAGGCGCCCGCCATGCTTGAGTAACCGGATGCACCGCTCCAGAAACAAAACATCGCGCTCCAAGCGCCGCCCATAGATCGATGCGAGCGCGTAGTCTCTCGCGAAGGCCTCCGCGCCTACGTCTCCGGCGAACGGAGGGTTGGTAAAGATAACGTCGAAACCCTCGAATTCGGCGCCCATAACGCTTTCGATGGTCGTTCCTGGATCGCTGAATAGCGTACGAGTGGGCAAGCGTAGGCTGTCTACCTGGTGGATCTTGATGTCACCCTTCGCCCCGACGAGAGAGACGGTCTTTGCCACTTGGCAGGCTCGGTGAGAGAAGTCGAAGCCATCCAAAGACGCTGCCTTGCCGTACTTATTGATGCCATAAGCGTGCGCAGACTTTAGGAAGGCGCCACTTCCGCAGGCGGGATCGCAGACTGTCTCGCCTGGCTTCGGATCGACAGCCTCCACGCACATATCGACAACATGTCGCGGAGTGAAATACTGGCCCTTATCGGACTTGTAGGACCGCGATGTCAGATGCTCGAAGGCCTGATCGAGTGCTGTAAAATCCTGCTGAATAATGCTAAAGGTGCCGAATATATTCTGAAGATCCGGGAAAACATCGGATGGCGATTGCATCACCAGAACACCATCTAGAATCTCGGTGACCGCGGACGCATGTGTTTTCAGGAGGCGGTCGCACTCGTCTCGATCGGGGAGGCCTTGCAGGCCCGACAGTTCTGCATAGTACTTAGCGAGGATGAGTCGGATGATCTCATAAAACTCATCTAGGCCACTGCGCGCCATGATGAGTTCCTGCATACGTCGGATGCGGGAGAGGAAGTCCACGCCAAACTGATGTCGCTTTGCCATGACCCATGTCACGAGTTGTTTCGTGACCTAGGTCATATGTGAAATGCGTGGTTTAGTCCAGATCCTTTGGCGGGCCTTCACGCTGCGTAGGCCCTCTGGTAACCGGTGTAGCCGGCTCATTGGCGTGATCCAGCTTGCACCGAACAACAAGCGACCCGTGCAACGCGGACGCAACATCACGTTTGCAAGAACCAGTTCCGTCAGCGATCATGAAACTGTTTGGTCTCGGATAATCGCAGGTCGGTCATTCCGGCTAGGCTGGTGATTGCGGCGGCTTGCAGCCAGCCACACCACGGCACAGAACACGGCGGCGATCGCCAGCACCGACACCGAGTCGAGGCAAGGACCTCCTTCTAAGTATGATTGTTGCAATAGCGACGAGTGCCATGACACGCGTCATCAAGGGCTCTTTTGAGCAGCTTACGACCACGCTGAAGACCGATGTAGATGAGGACGCCTGCGCAAGCCTCTACCGCACCGAAAGTCGCGCCTACGCCAAACCAAGATCAGGCCGCATCGCAGTGAAGGTGATCAACCACTATGGGGACGAGGCGATGCGGGTGTTTCGGGTATGACGAGCCACACGATCGAGGCGACCGAGAAGCCGATCCTCAAAATTCTCAGTGATGATTATCTGTTCAGCATCCCGTCCTATCAGCGGCCCTATGCCTGGACCACCGAGCAAGCCAGCGAACTGCTTGCTGACGTGATGAGCGCCTGGGGGCACGAGGCGCAGGCACAGGATCAGGCCCCATACTTCCTGGGCAGCATCGTGCTCATCAAGGACCCGCAGAAGCCCGAGGCCGACGTGGTGGATGGGCAGCAGCGCCTGACCACCCTCAGCATTTTGCTTGCCGTGCTGCGCGACCTGAGCCCCGCTTTCGCCACTCACGCCCACGGTTTCATCTGCCAGGCCGGAAATCCTCTTCTCGGGACCAGGGACCGCTACCGCCTGCGGCTTCGCGAGCGCGATGCCGATTTCTTCGAAAACACCATACAAAGGCTCAGTGCCACAAAGAACCTCCCCAACCCCCGCGGATTGCATGACTCGCAGGCGCGGATCGTCGAGAATGCGATTCTGTTCCGTAACAGGCTGACGCAACTCACGGACCTGCAGCGGCAGGCATTCGCCGTCTATCTCGTGCAGCGATTGACCCTGCCCCCGAAATGCCCTCGTTTATGAGCAGAGCCTGTTCTCCATTTGCCCCGATGCGGGGCGGGTTGCAAAGGCTGTTGGGGTGAGCCCGTTCAGGCTCGTGTGTGGGCGGGTCGTGTTGTAGTCGCTCCTCCATGCTTCGATGATCCGGCGCGCCGCGGGCAGGCTACCGAACAGGTGCTCGTTGAGGCACTCGTCGCGGAACCGCCCGTTGAAACTCTCCACGAACCCGTTCTGCTGCGGCTTACCCGGCGCGATGTAGTGCCAGCCGACGCAACGCTCCTGCTGCCAACGCAGCATCGCATGCGAGGTCAGCTCGGTGCCGTTATCACTCACGATCAGCGCCGGGCGGCCGCGCAGCGCCACGATCCGATCGAGCTCACGCCCGACGCGCAGCCCCGATAGCGAAGTGTCCGCCACCAGCGCCAGGCACTCGCGGGTGAAGTCGTCCACCACCGCCAGCACGCGGAACCGCCGCCCGCAGGCCAGCGCGTCGGAGACGAAGTCCAGCGACCAGCGTGCGTTCATCGCCTGCGGCAGTGCCATCGGCGCCCGCGTGCCGAGCGCGCGCTTGCGACCGCCACGCCGCCGTACCCCAAGGCGTTCCGCCCGGTACAGACGGAACAGCTTCTTGTGGTTCAGCCGGTGCCCCTCACGCGCCAGCAGAATGTGCAGGCGCCGATAGCCGAACCGTCGGCGCTCATTCGCCAGCGCCCGCAGCCGAACGCGAACCTCGCCATCGTCGGGGCGCCGAGAGACGTAGCGATACGTCTTCGGTGCCAGGCCGACGAGCTGGCAGGCACGCCGCTGCGAGTAGTCCTTCTCATTGATCGCCCAGGTCACGGCGCTTCTCCGCGAGCCGGGCGTCAGAAGTTTTTTGCCAACATCTCCCGCAGCGTCGAGACATCGAGCATGGACTCCGCCAGCAGCTTCTTCAGCCGCGCGTTCTCCTCCTCGAGGCTCTTCAGCTTGCGGGCATCGGAAACCTCCATGCCCCCGTACTTCGACCGCCAAGCGTAGAACGTCGCCTCGCTGATCCCATGCTTGCGACACAGATCCGGCGCCGGCGCACCGGCCTGATGCTCCTTCAGCACCCCAATAATCTGCTCCTGCGTAAACCTCGATCGCTTCATCATCCGTCTCCCTGCGACGGACCCTAGCTCAGACCGGGGACATCCAAGGGGGCAAGGTCACGATGCTACCTTGTCGTCGTCGCGGCATCCGATCAGGATTCCGCCTTCCGTATCTTCTCCGTGCTGAATTCTCGTGGCCTCGATCTCTCGCCGGCGGATATCCTTAAGGCGGAGATCATCGGTGCGGTGCCGCTGGCGCGGCGCGACGAATACACAGAGAAGTGGGAGGAGCTGGAGGTGGAACTCGGCCGAAACAGTTTCGCCGAGCTCTTTGGCCACATCCGGACGATCCACCGCAAGCAGAAGATGAGGGGAACGTTGATTGCGGAGTTCCGGGAATTCGTTCCGACCTGCAAGAATCCCGTGAGCTTCATAGACGGAGAACTGATCCCCTATGGTGAGGCCTTCGAGGCGATCGTCGACAAGCGCTTCGTGAGTTTCCAGCATGCCGGCGAGATCAACCAGACGCTCGGGCACCTCGCGCGGCTCGACAACTCAGACTGGCATCCGCCGGCGATCGAGGTCTTCGCCAAGCGGAAACAGGACCCAGCTTTCCTCCTCGAATTCGTCAAGGATCTCGAGCGTCTCGCCTACGTACTGTTCCTGAGGCGAGCAGACATCAACGAGCGTATCCAGCGCTACGGCGCACTCTTGCAGGCGATCCAGTCAGGCGCCGATCTGTCTGTGGGCGGCTCCCCGCTTCAGCTGCATCAGTCTGAGAAGGCGGAAGTGCTCCGTAAGATCGAGGGAGAAATCTACACGGAGACGCGTATTCGCTTGCCCCTCCTTCTGCGGCTCGATGCGATGCTGGCGGCTGGCGGCGCCGTGTATGACAGCCCCATCATCACCGTGGAACACGTGCTGCCGCAGACGGTCCTGCCAGGTAGCCGCTGGGCGCAGGATTTCCCCGACCAGATGCAACGCGAGTCATGGGTGCATCGCCTGGCGAACCTCGTGCTGCTCACGCGACGGAAGAACTCTCAGGCCGGCAACCTGGATTTCGCCGACAAGAAGTCCAAATACTTCAGCAGCCAGGCTGGAGTCACCAACTTCGCACTGACGAATCAGGTCTTGTCCGAGCCCGCTTGGACGCCTGCCACTCTGCAGAAGCGGCAAGACGTGCTGGTCGGCAGACTTGCCGATGTCTGGCGGCTTCGCTGATGATGCGGCGGCGGACCTCAGGGCCGCCGTGCTCCTTACCGATTTGGAGCCGGTGATCCGAGGGCACATGCTCGGCGCCCCGCTGTTGGTTGCGATTGCCGGGGCACTCTCCTATGCGAACTCTGCCCCGATTTCGCCACACGAAGTGTAGGTTTTCTGCGGGTTTCCGACTGGCGGGTAAATCACGCAAGTAGCCAGGTTCGGAGAGAACGGGGCGGGAGAGAGCGATTTTTGCCCCTCGTTCCGGCCCCGCATCGGCCAGTCGTGGCGCGAGAGCCGCGGAAAACCTGCGCCTCACGGCGCGGCGCCCTGGGAGCAAGAGAGTTTGCGGTGTGAAGAGGTGGCGTCCCGTACGGGATTCGAACCCGTGCTGCCAACGTGAAAGGCTGGTGTCCTAGGCCTCTAGACGAACGGGACGCATGAATTGGTCGGTAGCGCGACGGGATGCGAGACGCAAGAACGAAAATTGGTTTGGTCCTGCGCTCTTGACTGATTGGGCTGTGGCGATCAGTTCTTTACACGTATCTTGTTGCTTGCGTATTGATCGGCAGAGGCCAGCCTCCTCGCTTGCGGTTCATCTCGTCTCTCATGCGGAACGTACGACGCGGCGTAGCAGGAGCATGGTGGACCCGGGGCAGACGAAGTTATTGGCGGAGGCGATGGCAGTCTCAAAGTCCCTTGCGAGCCTGCGGTTTCGGCGGATCCAGGCGAAGAAGCGCTCGACCACCCAGCGGCTTGCGTGGACGGAGAACGCGACCTGTCTCTTCGGCTTGCGCAGGTCATGTCCCGTTGCGTGGTGTGGGGGCGCGATGATCTTTTGCGGGCTGGGCGGCGGTGTCGGGTGACGTGCTCCCCGCTTTCCTGCCGCGGATAACTTGGACCCGTTCTCCGTTTGCCCCTGGTCGGGGCCGTGGTGGATCGGGCCGAGGGCGCGGAGCCCTCGAGTAGCGCAGCGCCCTCGGCCCGATCCTTCGCGCGGGCGCTGTGTCTTGCAAACTCCTGCGGCGTCCGGCCGCCGAGGCTGCCATGCGGCCGAACCACGTTGTAGTCCGTCCGCCAGGCCTCGATCAGCCGACGCGCCTCGGTCAGCGAGCCGAACACGTGCTCGTTCAGGCATTCGTCGCGCAGGCGGCCGTTGAAGCTCTCCACGAACGCATTCTGCTGCGGCTTGCCCGGCGCAATGTAGT